GATCGGTGCATCTCAGATATCAGTAAAGACGGCACCACTGGAGAAGTGTTCTTTCATCAGCGCTTGGCCTCCGGGTGGTATGTCTTGACCTAAGTCTACCGACGAAGGTACACTAGAATAGCGTTTTTAAGCCTGTGGCACAACAATTTCCTACTTCAGCACAGGTTATTTACGACACCTTGGCCGCTGATTCTAGCTTCCCTCTTTTGATTGGCGAGTATACCTTCAGGGCTGGTCAAACAGGCCCTGCCATGTCAATCGTCACTCCAGGCCAAGACTTGCCTGCTATCAAGTCAATCAGCGGTGTCGAGGTCGTCATTCATGATGCTGCAGATGTAAAGCGTCGCGATTACCTGACGTCAGGATCCGACATATACATTGATTGGAAGGTCTTCTTTATCTGCTGGGAGCCTTCTACTGGCTTACAATTGACAGCTGCAGTCGCTCGTGCTATGCAACGTTTTGCTGGTTCTTTGAGCTTTGAAACCGTTGCAGTGGCTGACGGTATTGGGGCACAGGTTCAGACAATGCTGGTGATCAAAGGGGATATGCCAATCTTGGCAGAATAAAGAGGTTTGGCAATCTAAGGCAACGACCCCATGAGGGTCTGAGGTACCTTCATGCGGGTTTTCGCCCGTTTCTCCTATGGCAAACTTTTCAGCCGCATTCGGCTACGACTTTTACATTGTCCCTGTTCAGAACTCGCTGATCACCGATTTCGCGACCAACCCAGCACTGGACAGCACCACCCCTCCAGCTTCCGACGCTACCGTTTCCTACAGCAACGGCATCTTCACTGTAGCCTCCACTCCTTATGCAATGGACGGCACTGACCCTGGTATCCGTCTGGCTAGCTTGACGAACGCTGCTCTTGAGACTGACACCGGTTCTGAAGAGGTCTACACCTACGACGACGATACCAAGGGCTACTCCCAGGCTGTAGCAACCACCAAGAGCTTCAGCATCTCTCTTTCCGGTATTGCTGACTTCAACGATGCCGCTTATAAAATCCTTCGCCTGACTGAGCAGAACACTGTGGCTGATGGCTTACGTGTTGCTTTTAAGCGTGTTGGCCCTACTGGCACCACTGAAACTGTTGAGGGCTACGGCACCCTGACCGGCTACACCGAGTCTAACGAAGTTACGAGCATCGTGTCCTGGGAATGCACACTTACCGGATACGGCCCTTATCACCTGACTCTTGCTAGTTAGCTGACTGGAAGCATCGCAACGGTTGATCCGTTTAATACGGACAACCCCTTCGATGGTCGCGGTTCAGGAATCGCGGTAACACTCAACCCTGGCAATGATAGCAATGGTTCGGGTGCTACCGCCACGATTACTTCAGCCGCTGGTCTTCTCGATTCCGTCGAAATCACCGATGGAGGTTCTGGCTTCGCTGTTGACGACATCGTGGAGGTCACCGAGGACGGAGGACAGGGAATTGGACACTTCAGAGTCCTTTCCATTACCTAAAGCCCGTAACCGCGATACTTACGGCAAAAAAACACCAAGGGCCTTACAAGCCCTTTTTTTATGGAAAGCTAAAGCCAGCGAGGATACTTAACAAAATGGCTGGTGATGTTATTAAGGGCTCCAATTTCGTCATAGTCCCTACCGTTGATCGCCAGTCTGCGACTCAAGCAGAGGCTGCTATTGAGGCTCTTGTCAAGCAGGGGGCAAAAGCTGTCAAGGAAGGCAACAACGCCCTCTTTAACACCCTCAGCAAGAAGATGGATGCTGAGCTGAAGAAAGCCAATAAAGACGTTGATGTTAAGGTTACTTACGAGACAAGCAGTGCTTCCGGTGGCTTCAGGGAAGTAAAAAAGGCGGCTGACGGTGCCTTGAAGGGGATGATCGGCGACTATAATAAAATGGTTAAGATTCAAGGCCAGTCCGCCTTGGCCGTTAAGAAAGAGCTGGCTGTTCACAGGGACAAGATCAATCAGCTTAAACAGCAGAGTTCAATTCTCACAAAGAACTCAGCAGCTTACAAGAAGAATATAGAACTCCAGAGAGGTCATACGGAGGAGGCGAAAAGGCTTGAAGGTGTTCTAGCAAGAGTAAGCACCCTGTCCTCCCTTAAAGGCCAGCTGCGTGATGAAAGCCAAAAGCTTTCTATGATGAGCCAGTACAACATGGAGCTGGACAAACAAGGGAAGATGGTTGCAGTTGTCAACAAAGAATGGGTGGCGCAAAAAGACGTTGTTGCAGGGTTGGGCCAGCAAGTACATGCTGCAGGAAATGCCACAAAGGGATTCGGGGCTAAGATTAAGGGCTTGGGGCAGTCTATACAGAGTGCTTTTGGTGCAGTCACTGCCATCATTGCAGGGATAACGGCACTGGCTGGCTCTATCGGCATGCTTACTGGCCGTGTCAAAGATATCCAAGCACTTAAGCTAACCTTTGATGGCCTAGGGCAGAGCGTTGAAGCTCAAAACGCTATCCTAGGATCCGCCAGAAATATTGCGCTAAGTTATGGCGTCTCTCTCCGCAAAGTTGAAGGAGCTTTCCGCCGCCTGGGTCCTGCTATCCTTGAGTCCGGTGGCAGTTTAAAGGACACAGAAGGTGCGATCAAGTCGATCTCAGCTAGAACTACCATGCTTGGCTTGAATACCGAGCAAGCTGGTCGATACATTGAAGCTTTTGCCCAGGTCATGGGTAAAGGGAAACTGCAGTCAGAAGAACTTAACCAGCAGTTCTCTGAACTTGACGGTGGTTTGCGGGGTCAACTAAAGAACTGGCTTGCCGCAAACAAGGGTATCACCGACTTTGAAGGCGCTATGAAGAAAGGTGAGATCACCTCTGGTATTTTCCTGGAAGCATTTGAAGCGATTAACGAAGAAATTCGTGTAAAGTTCTTGCGTTCTATTGGTGATACTCAGAAAGCTATCGAGGAGATGGGTCAAAAAGGTGGAATGACGCTGAACCAGTTGAACGCTAAATTGCAGACGCTGACGTCTATTGGCCTGGAATCGGTAGGCAAAGCACTGGCCCCTCTTGGTAAAGAGTTGATGAAGATCTACGCGGCCTTCGTCCAAGTGTTCACAAAGGTCGCTACGGAGATGCCTGGGGTTGCAGCGCTTTTCAAATTCTTGGGTCATATTATCGGCGTTGTTCTTAAGGTTGCTCTTAATACAGTACTCTACCTGTTTGGGGCGTTGATGGAAGCTATCGACCAACTTGTGAAAGGTATTATGTTTCTGTATGATGCACTGAAGAACATACCTGGCATTGGAGCCATGTTGGACGGCCTGGAAGAGATGGCTAAAAAGTTGAACGCCAACTTTGACTCAGGTATTGACGGCATGAGTAAGCTAAGCGATGAAACGATTGGAGCTACGTCTGAGCTAGCGAAATACACTGATGAGCTAGCAAACTTAGACGCTCAATTTAAGAAGGGAGAGATAACGCAAGAACAATACGCCAAGAAAAAAGAAGAGATCCTAGCAAGACAGGTCGAAGCCGCGAGGAAGAATGCTGAGAAAGAGCTAGCTATCGAACAGGATAAAATGAATAAAATGATAGAAGCCAGGGAGGCACAACTTGATCGTGACAAGCAATTGATGGACCGCAAGATTGAAAAAATCAATGCGGCTAAAGATGCGGAAGTTGCCGCTATTGATCAGTCGATTCAAGCTCTTGAAGGTCAAAAAGACGCCATTGACCAGGTGTATGACCAGAAGATCGAAGCTGTTAAGCGAGCTGCTGAAGCTGAAAAACGCGCTATTCAGGAATCTATCGATGCTTTGAACAAGCAAAAGACTGCGGTCAAAGATTTCTATAAGGCTCAACTGGCAAACGTCAAATCTTATTACGCTAAGCTAAAGTCCGAGATGGACGCTGCTCATGGCAAGGAAATGGCGCAGATGGATGAAAAGATATCCAGGCTAAAGGAATCTCAAAGTGCCCAAATGAGCAGCCTTGATAGCGGGCCGGAGAACGAAGAACTCAGGCTGATGAAGATACAGCAGTTGAAGAAGCAGATTGCTAGGACATCAGACTCATATAGGAAGCAAGAGCTAAAAGCTGAGCTTGAGAATATGCAGCTGGCGGAGCGGAGGGAAATTCTGGAGAAACAACAGCAGGCTCGGATGAAGAAAGCTCTAGAAGAGAAGAGGCAGCTGGAAAAAAAACAGGCGGAGGAAAAGAAGAAACTGGACGAGGAGGAAAAAGCGCGTGTCGAAGAGCTGCAACAGGCTCAGCAAACGGCCCTCGATAGAATTAGAGATGCCGTTGAAGCACTTGCTGGACAGAAGAAACAAGCCGCTCAGGACGAGAAGGATGACGTTCAAGCCCTGCAGGATGCTAAGAAATCGGCCCAGGACGAGGTAGATCGGATGATCGATGATGAAGAGGCTAAGCGTGAAGCGGCAACCAAAAAAGCAGAGGCAGGTATTGACAAGCTAGTAAGGGCTCATGAAAAAGAGCGTCAAAAAATCGAAGATATTGAATGGGAAATGAGTAAGCAGATCGGCACGCAGAGGGAGATTGGCAGGGCGGTTGACGCTGTCACGAATGGTGCCTTGGACCGTCAATTGCAAAAAGTCCTTAGGATCAAGCAGGAGATGGCGAATGCGGCCAATAGAACTGCATCTAATACAAGTACAGTCGGCGCTCGCTTTGCCGGTGGCCCTGTTTCTGGTGGTTCCACCTATACCGTCAACGAACTAGGCAAAGAGGGATTCTTGAGTGCTTCTGGCAAGATGTCAGAGATTAAAGCGCCTGCGTTCGGAAGTTGGAAGGCCCCTTCTAGCGGTAGCGTTATTCCTGCTCACGTCTGGAAGGGGCTCAAGGCGAGTCAAAACACTGAGGTTAACATGCCTCGCAGTGTCAGCCCTGGAAATGCAGTCGCTCGTGCCATCAGTACAATCAACAATAGTACAGGTGATCACGTCCAAAACTCTGTAACCATTCAAGCTATTAATCCCACGCAGGCAGCTGGTGACATGATGGTTCAGCTTGCCAAGCTCAAGCGCCTTCGGTACAATTGATCAGATAGAACAAGGTTATGTTTGAATTTGGGAGACCAGAGGATACCGCAGAATTGCTCTGGAAGAATGCTTTAACCCTGGCTGGGCCTGGCCTCCCTGACTGCCACTGGGATGAGATGGAGGGGGAAGACCTAGAGAATGCTTTCGCCTACCTTTATCTCACGGTAAGAGAGGCTATCCTGGACGAGGTTAGCCAGGATGTGCTAGATATTCTCGTGTCTCAGTATGACGAGGTATTTGAGGCTCTCGCATCGATCTCTGAGGAATTCAGGGACGCCGTGAAGACGGGTGCGCACAGGATAGTCCTGGGACCACAGTCGGAGCACAGGGATAAGTACGAAAGACTTGCTGGGCTAAGGGCTTCGGAATCCTAGCACCAGCTAGGCCCCTGAGATGTCCCAGATCGGAGTATCATACACACCTTCAGGTGGGTCACCCGTTTATAACTTTGTATTCGACAATTTTGGGGACAACGCACTTCCAAGAACCTATCAAGAGGGCGCTTTCTTTGCTCAGTCTGCGAATGGCACCTCCATTATTGGCGGACCAGCTTTCAGGCAGAAGTACCTGTGGGTAATATCGTCCATCGTAACAAAAGCAGAGGCCGCCTCTTTCGATGAAATGTTTCAGGCGTGGGATGCTGATAGAGCTCTTGGCCTGCCCGCTGCCTTGGGTATTGTTGATAATACTTTTGGGCCTTCCGTTTTAGCTAGCGGGGTAATTACGACTCCTCCGTCTTACGTCAGAATGGGCCCACAGCTCATGCTTGTTTCTTTTGCTCTAACAGAGGTTTGATATGTCGTATTTAGTTAGTCAGACAAGAGTCGCTTCCCTTGCTATAGGTGGCATCGATTATACCTCCTCGATGGTGGAGTGGACTGTCTCCGACGAATCAGCCATGAAGAACGGCTGTATTCAGACGTCGGGGACGCTAATACTCGGCTCTCGGCCAGGAGGAGCGATCACAGAAGACTACGACAGGGATCATTTTCGTCGTGGTACGGTTGTAACTCTAGACGTCACAGAGCCCGGTGGAGCCCCTTACAGACACCCAAGGGGCTATCTTCATGTGATCACGACGTCCTACGATATCGAGAGCGAGCAGCTGCAGGTCGAGCTGGGCTGCAGGCTGGTTCTGATGGCACTGACGGAGGAGATTGATGAACTGGTGGCGATAACGCCTATAAGTCTTGATATCGCCCAGACGACCTACTCTAACTGTTCGGCGGCATTTGCCTCCAAGGGTATGTACGTCTTCCAGGACAACACAGGGGCTCTAACTACTGGAGAATTCTTCAGCGGAGACGGATACGATGGCGTTGCTCCTGGGGAGTGGATTTCAATCCTGGGTGTTACCGCGACTTCGGTAGCCCCTCTTCAGGGCTCAGGTGCTGTTCCTGATATTATCGAGCTTTCTTACCAGGTTCCAGCCGACGGATTGAATGAGGATAGCAAAGGTCGTGTCGATACTGTTACGACGGACTCTTACTATTTTACAAGATATCCTGCCATGAGGTTCAGGAGGAACGGGTATACAACCAACGTTCTTACTGGCGAGATCGGATACAAGACTCCCGTATGGGTCGAAACTCTAAAAACAAAACCACAGCCAAGCAGCTCTGTTGGTTGCGGGAATCAGCCGCCTCCGACAGCAGACGAGAGTGGTTACTGGACGCTTGTTTGCTTGGAGAATTGGGACACAGTTCAAGAGAATGCATACGTTCCTGTCACGAGCCAGCAAATTGCGACCACTACCTACGACGGGCCTGGTGCCCAGGTATCTAGACAGTTCCAAGCGTTCTACGGTCCAGCCATCGAGGCGAATGGACAGCACTACGCCGACCGTTACGCTTACTGCCGATCGATCAATGCTGTTAGGTGCCTTCCTGACGGCAACTGCCCCATGGAAGGACTGGAGAGGGTGCTCCTTGGCTATTCAACTGTGGTTAACTATTACGGCAGCGCAAACGAGCTTATCAGAACAGTCACCGACACCTATTCTACGACTCTCTCGGCGGCGCAACCCAGTGACTGGCGCTCTGGCATGAGGAACGGCGTGCCTCAGGATTTTCAGCGCCTTTCTCCAAATCAATTGTTTAGGGTTAGCAGGGTAGATACTACCTACTATCAGGAAGGATCCTCCAACGTACAAAAAGACGTCACTTATCAAAGCGTTGCTACCGCGAGAGGTACTGGACTGTCTGGTAACATCGACGCTCTAAATGGTATCGTAACTACTCAGATCAGGAGGTCTACTACAAGTGCTACTGTTGAGATCGCTCCCGACCGAGTCAATAGTGCTACCACCTCGACAGAGGAGAAAAGCACTAGCATCGTACTGTTTTCAGGCAGATACACGAGCACTCCCTCCGAGACTGGCCCTTACATCGCCCAAGAGCAGATCCCTGTTCCACTGCTTTTCTCCGACCAGTCCGAGATCGATTCCACTGTGGCTGCTTACAGTAACTACCTTGAGCGTTTTATTAAGGGAGACAGTTTTGGACTGCAGATAGCAGAAGGCCTGAGGAGTGACGTCTCGACCAACTGGCGTCCAGGAATGCCCTTCCGTTACTACGACGCTTCCAAGAACAGGGTTCTCGCGATGAGGATGGATGCCACGACCTGGGGCGTAGGGACAGACGAGAGTGCCTTTGTTACTAATGGAATTTGGCTTGGGGCCTCTAATGGATCCGTAACGCTACCCAAAAACCTTCGGGGGGATTCTCGACCTGACATGGGGAGTGGCGGAGGACCAGCTACAGATGTAGTGCCTCCAGCCATTGACGGCGAGACTTCCGTCGACAGCGGGGCATTTGCCTGGAAAGTGGACGTTCATTTTGGTACAGCGGTAAACGCAGTGACCTTTGGCAATGACGGGGTGATCCCCTCCCTTCCCGCCTCTTACAACGAGACGCCTCAGCTTATGACTGGCATTATGGTCACAGGCGTTGTCGTCGGGCCGGGGGATCTGCTGGAGACGGAAAGCAACGGCAGTGTTCCCCTGGAGGATAACGGCAACCTCATTGTCGTCGGCGCGACCATTGTAACAGAAGACCTGTTTGCTTAACACCGATAGGAATCCTACGTGGATTCTGAGAAACCACAAATGGCAATCACCGCCCATATCTCGAGCGATGAAGTGACCGCTCAGGTCACCAATCGTTTTGTCGATCAATATTTTGAGGGTCGCCTGATCAACGCGCCAGGCACGGTCTACGAACCAGGTTTCACCGATGATGCCAACTTCCTATCCTTCGAGGTGGTTGCAGGTACTGCTGGTTACCAGCGACAGACTTTTAACTATATCTCAGGCGACGTAAGTACTTACGCTGACGACGGGGTGGGGCTGGAGCAAAAGGCTACCATCTTCGCTCATGATGGAGGAGCGACCCAGATGGATTTCTCTCATGCTGTTGTCGTCTGGAGTACTGGAAACGTACTGACACTGGGTTCCGTTGGGTCCGCTCCGACAGCCGGGGTCGACGGGACCTATACCAATATCCCTATCGACATCACCAGCGGCAGTGGCGTAGGCTTGACTGCAGACTTAACGATCAGCAATAGCGGCGCTACTAGCACTGACTATGCTCTTACCTTAGGAAGGTCTGGATACAACTACGCTCCAGGGGATACGTTAGGAATTTCTGAAGGTGTCTTGGCTGGTTTAGGGGCTGTTACTGCTGGCGCGGGTGGTCTCGGCTTTACGGTAGGCACCACTTACGCTCCGTCGAACGCAGGGCAGATCTTGTGCGTAGCTGCAACAACCTCTCCTGTCGTCTTGTCAGGTGGCAACGAGGCTGTCTTCTATTGGAACCTCAAGCAGTTCGGATTCTTTACTGGGAATTGATCATGGCCATGCAGGATCAGCTTAAAGCTATAAGCACCTCCAACAGGCTAGTGGACCTTGAGTTCAGGGCATCTGACACAACTGTTAAAGGGGACTTCGTCGGCAGCGTTACGGGGAGCTGGGTTAGGCTTGGGGATAGCGGAGAAGGTGTCGTCAGATACAACAACAAGGACTACAACACGAAGCCGATTGGTTTTATTTCCATCCCCGCAGGAACCGAGGTTGAGCTCAGTTTCGCTAACGGCATTTACTACAGCAAATTCTAATCATGGCTATCAATAGATCATCTCTCGGAGGGAAATCGGTCACAGAGAATACCGATACGACTGTAGAGATCCTAGTACAAAGGCCGCCAGGGCCTGACAAGGTTCTTGACGTAGCGCTTCCACCCGGGAAGCTGTACGCCTACTACAATGCGGCGACAGATCAGGTAAGTCTTTACGTCGTTTCAGCTTCTGGACTTAGATTCCTCCCAGTCTGATGGCAATAAACAACCCCATTATCGATGCGGGCCCGACTATCAGGAAGGCTGATACTCCTTTTGTCGCGTGTCCTATTATAGAGACACAAGGACCTCCTCCGCTTTACGAGGTTACCTCCGTCGACGGAGTCCTTGAAATAGTGTATTACAACCCTCAATGGGAGGGTCAGATGATTTTCACCGTGCCGACAGGAACTACAAACATTATAGTGTATATCGCTATCGAGACCTCTGCTAATTTCTTTGAGTGGAAGGAGGTTGGGACGGGCATTACCTACGAAGACCCGCGAACAGAGAAAGAGAAAGATCCAGCTTATGACCTTTACTTCCCGTCGGCATCCTAGCCAAGACTGGCGGCTAAGATGGGACTCTCTGATTACTGGAAAGACAAAAAGCGAGATTCGGCAGCGCTCAGTTCGTCGACAAGTTCGGCAGCGTCCAGTTCGTCGAGAGGTCCAACACTTCCAAGCTCCTCTTCGATGCTCTATCCGTCGAGCAGAGGTGCAGGAAACAGCAGCCCTATCACCGCGATTAACAGAGCCTCGAATGGCGGGTGGAACATGTCGGACGGGAGCATCTCTCTTACCGCTTCGGATGGGAGTACGTGGAATACTGGTCGACACATTCAGAACTGTTTCGACAGCAACAATTGTGCTTCAGGGTGGTCTTGTATCGGGGGGAAATGTGCTCAGTCAAGTGCAGGAGCCTCGGGCTCGGGTGGAGGCACCTCTGGTTGTGGGGATGACGCGGATAACGGCGATAAATGCGGTACCGGGGACTGTACCAAAAGCACTTGCGGCGAATCCGGGGGCAATCCAGGTGATGACACTTGTTGCAATAAGCAGAAGTGCTGCCAGCGAGGGGATGACGGATTCGTCCGCTGCACGTGCGGTCCATGCCCTCCGCCAAAGGTGAATTGCGACGCTTTCTGTGCGGCCTTCTATGCCGCCTATGGGCGGCGTACTATGGGATGCACTGAAGAGAATACCTGCACTCAGTGCGAGGCATGTAGGCTCGTGGAAAGCTTCCAGCCTAGAGAGTGTGTGCCTCTTGAGCCTGAAGATGCCAATTGCTGGTGCCCTCAGAGCATTAATGATCCGCCAGAGGAATGCCAGAAGTGCATGGGCACAGGAGAGTGGAGAAAAGACTGTGAGAACTGCCAAGCTTGTTACACTGTTAACGTCAATTGCGGCTGCGCTATAAACACGACAAAGTGCTGCGAGCCAGGCTGTATAACCACTGCAGGGAGGCGGGCTTGCCTAGATAAGGCTTGGCAGAATTGCTATGCGGCCTGCACTCCGCCTGACGACGACGACGAGCCCATTGATCCATGCGTTGGCGAATGCTATGGGGAACACTTCTGCGACGGGCCACTACCTCCTTGCCCTGACGGCGCTTCTTGTACCGACAATGGCAGCATTAGTGCAGGCGGCAGGACCTGTTACATCAGGACGGTCTGCGACAAAACGAACGTGCCTCCAGAGTGCGGAGAATGTGACTGCCATTGTGATAGCGACTGCAAGAACTGCGAGATATGTAGCGCTTCGGGCGAATGCGTACCAGATCCCGCCTGCCCTGACTGTGACGGCCCGATATGCCCTCAAGCTTCTGGCGGCTGTTGCGATTCAGGTGAGACCTGTTATAGACCAGCCCCTGACCAAGATGGTCAAGCTTGCTGCGAAAGTGGTAAAAAGCTGGTAGACATCTACATTAATGAAGTCAGGATGGGCCCAAGTTCAGTTAGTTCCTTCCTCTCTATTGGAGGACCTGCGCAGATGTCGCTAGTCGGTCCGTGCGAGTGCGGCGCCACTGGGAGTGACTGTAGTGGCCAACCGGTCGCCTGTACAGACCCCGCTGCGCGATCCCGCCTGCTTATCGCGAACTATTACGGCACTGGAGACGATCCTTGCGACGGAGGGACAGTTCGATGTTTCCCTTACCAAGACCCTAGTTGCAATTGGAATGACGGTCCTTTCGATCCTGTCCTTCTTGACACCACCTTGTTCGAGACCCATTGCTGTTAGAGCTAGGCACCCTAGTCTAGCTTAGAAACCTCGTCGTGGCAGTTTTCCCTGATCGTATAGTCTTAAAGAACTCGACAGACGACGAGGCTACAATTATTGCCGAAATCGAAACTGGTGGCGTCAGCGCCATTACTCAGGGGGAGATCGTTCTGGGACTCTCTGATGGAGCGGCGGCACTGTTTACCAAAGACGCTTTGGGCGCGATCGTTACCATCAGCGGCTCGGGTAGTGGCGGTAGTGGCGGCTTAGTCTTCTGGGGTGGAGGAGACTTCACTACTGGTGTTTCAGATGGAGAAGCTCCTGACGGTGGAGAGTTCACAGTATAGTCTTCGGCATTCTAGTCCAGACAGAATCGTGCTATGCCAGTCCCCTCTTACCGCGTACCAGTACGAGTTGCTAGGGGTACGCTGGCTGCACTTACGGCAGGGCTGTCGGACCTGCAAGAAGGTGAGCTTTGTTACGCAACTGACGAAAACGCTCTTTACGTCATAGAAGGCGGAGTTCTGACGTCTGCTACGGTTGACCTCACTGGTATTGAGATTGTTAACGACACAGCACCGCAGCTTGGTGGAAACCTAGATGTTAACAGTTTTCAGATTATAAGCACGGCTGCAGGTAACATCCAGATAGCTCCAGACACTACTGGGGTCTTGGAAGTGATGGGAAATACGGGTAACGATGCTGCCATTCAACTCAACTGCGAGGCAAATACGCACGGCATTAAACTCAAGTCGCCTCCTCACAGCGCAGCCGCTAGCTACACTCTCGTCTTCCCAAACGATACAGGCACAAGTGGCCAAGCGCTGACTACCGATGGCTCGGGAGTGATGTCATGGACGACTCCTAGTACCGTAGGCTCGATCAATGATCTAACTGATGTTGACACCACGACTGCAGCCCCCACAGACGGGCAGGCTCTTGTGTGGGACAACGTCAATTCCGAGTGGGTCCCTGGCAACGTGGCTACTGACTTGGGTACCACAAGTATCGATGCCTTGCAGGACGTTGACACGACCACAGCAGCTCCAACGAACAATCAAGTCCTGGCATGGAACGGCGCTAGCTGGGTTCCAGCTGATCAGAGTGGTGGTGTCACAAGTATTATTGCTGGCGCTGGTATCTCTGTCGACCAGGCGACTGGCGACGTGACCGTGACGGCTACAGGCGGTGGAGGCGGGGGTGGCTCTTCTGCCGCGAGACTGACTGAAGCTCAGACTGCAGCCAGCGGAGTTGCTACCTTTGTGGGGATTGGGCACTCTGGTACTCTCGTGGAGGTCACCTCTTCCCTGGATACCTGGATCGTCCTGTATGACTCTGCAGCCAGCAGAACGGCTGACAATGGCAGGGCTTACAATACTGACCCAGCTTCAGGCTCAGGAGTCTTAGCCGAGTTCTACATCACAGCTGGCACTACTGTCCTGGCCACTCCAGGTACCACGTACTTCAATAATGACACTTCTGTCACAGAGGCTGTCTATGCTGCCGTCAGGGATCAAGCAGGTGCTGATGTCAACTCAGAGGTGACTATAGTAGCTTACGGGAACCAGGCTATTAGTTCAGTCTCTGGTGGAACCTTTGGCAGTGGCATCTAGGAATACTAGCAGAGATTGATTCTGCAAAATGGCTGAACTTAACGCACGTATTATTGCTAAAGCTTCAGCGACTGCTGCGGAAGAGCCTCAAGCGTCTGATCTTGAAGTCGCAGAGCTGGCTGTTAATACTGCTGACGGGAAGCTGTTCACAAAACATACTGACGGAAGCGTTGTAACAATTTCTGGTGGTGGTGCGGTAGACAGCGTCAACGGTGAGACGGGCGTAGTTGTCTTGGGCCTTGACGATCTGGATGACACCTATACTATCGACACGGGGGAAAGATACTACAACGAGGGCACACACCCTACTGGCGCAGAGACGGAAACTGGTAACTATTCCATTTACGAATACACCTCCAGTAATAAAGGTCTAGTCCTGTATAGGACTGATGCCAACGGTGACGATTTTGATGCAATGTTCCCCGACGGCTTCACGTTCGGAAACGGCGGTACGAGCGGCTCGCTTCGTGTATCCAGTACTAGCGGCAGCGGTTACACAGACTATATATTCAATTACGTCAGCAACAGTGCGAGCTCCGGGTCGATGACACCAGCCGTGACCTGGGTCAAGTTCAACATGGACAACCGGACTATTGTCCCCACTGGTCAAGGCTCTCTTTACTTTACCACCACTGTAACCGTTCCGAGTACCGGTCCTGCCGACGGCCAAGTACTGACGTGGGTTGATGCTAACAGTCAATGGGAGCCTGCCACACCTGGCGGAAGGACTACGCCCGGAGCGACCACCTCAATTATTGCGGATGGAGCAAGCGAGAACGTGACCGTTTCCAGCACTGGCAAGTCTGGCCAATTGTTGGCCATCGAGACTGATCAGGCTGCCTGGGTGACGCTCTACGTGTCCCAAGCCGCCAGGACGTCTGACAGCGGTCGTTCCGAGACGACTGATCCAGCGCCTGGTTCGGGTGTCATCGCCGAGGTTATCACGAGTGGTAGCGAAAGGGTCTCAATTACTCCGTGCATCAACTATTTCAATGATGAAACCACTCCAGTAAGCGAGCTTTACCTCAAAGTCGTAAATAAATCTGGTTCAACCCAGGCCATTAATGTGACATTAACAGTATCTGCCGTGGAGGCCTGATCGGTATCCTAGTCCGTCTCGGCAATCGACTATGGTTAATCCAGTTGGAAAGTATAAGTACTGGAGCGCCGTTGACTCCAATACACTAGGGACTACAGCTAGTGACTTCTGGCCAGCCCTGGAGGCGGAGCTTGACGCCTGGATTACAGCTATTAGCGGCAATGCCAGCATGACTGGCTATCTGCCGATCAAGAAGAAGGGATACGCTGACTCGACAAGCGCAAATTACATGGGGTTTACAGTAGAATTGCCTCATCCTACTAACCCTTCGATCTACATGGGTTCTTATAGCACTTCAACGACATCTCGCAGTCGTAAGCACGCATCAGCCTGGACCGACAGTGGTTCAGAAGGTGGGTACGGAAGCTTTAGCGGGACCAGTGATACTGAAACTACCGGCTGGACCGTGACTGGCAGAGCGAACGGAATTTTCCTTGCCTACGACACAACAGATACGCAGGAGTTTTTCACTGCTGGCTACTGGGATGAAGTTGGCACAAGCGTCCAAGATAACATAGTTCTATTTGTAAGAGGTACGGACGGAACCTGGGGCAGCTTCTTTAACGATTCTAGTACTAATCATATACTGTGGTACTCAGACAAGAGTGGAAGTGCCGTCAGTACTAATGTAGAAACAGGCTCCTATTACAGCATTCTCACGAGTAGTCTTGGCGAAATTGGCATCGGAGGTGGTGCTAGGTTTACCAGCGCTAATCCGAGGCTTCTGGGACCTAAAACCGGTGCTACCGGATCCTATTTTGCAGACGGGAGTTACTCCGCCTATATAACTGCTTACTACGGTCCAATCGTCGTCTTAGGTTAATCATGACTTTCCTTCCGCTACCAGCAGACAACCCCTTCGAGCCAGGCGTAACAACGACTCTTGTCTTGTCTGACCCCAACTACGACCTAAGTGGTTATTTGGGGACTGTTGTTGGTACTACATACCATGGGCCCTGGTCAGTTAACCCGATATTCGGACCCGTCTTCACTACCGACGCAGATAGAAATGTAATAGTTATCCCGTCTGGCGGTTCGACACGTCCTTCCAGTGGGCTTGTTTACCCGCGAGGAGAAGGTTAGGCATACTAGTCCAGCTTTCGGTTAAGCATGGATCTCAGGGAAGAACTAAAGTCGGCGGGAACTTACCCGACCGGCCCATGCTCAGCGTGGCCAGAAGAAAGGAACGCAGCCTTGATGGCGCAGGCTGAGACTTCCAAGTCTAAGGCAATCTATGCTGACCCGAGATTCACCAACAAAAAGGTCGGACCTTCTGCGGGCAAGATGGCACGTGGTTTGTTCAAGACCGCTGGGCAGGCCGTCAGACACGGGAAGGTTTCCGAAGAGGTCCGTAACGAGCGCTACGCCACTTGCAGGGCGTGTCCTTTGTTTAACCCTGAGTCTAAGCGCTGTAACGACTGTGGCTGCTTTATGGAAGCAAAAACTTGGGTTGGTGGAGATCCTGACCAGCTGTGCCCTCAGAGGAAATGGAGTCGCTAAATGGGTATCTGCGCTGCCGACATGAAGACTTGCGACAAAAAAAATAAGTGTCTCTTCGGTCCTAACGAGGGCCTGGCTTACAACCCTCAAGATCCCTGCTGCGGTGCCGGAGACTTTAATGCGAGCACCTGTGATTGCGAACAGGGTTGTGTCTCCCTCTACATGGTAGTCACCATGGTGGACGGAAAAGTCGTTACCAACGGAATCCCTTGCAGCAGCGAGTATTGCAGCGACCCCCTTATCCTGTGTGGAAGCCCGTCGCTTACAGGACTTGATCCACAGGATGTCAGCGTGAAACTCTTCTACAGTCCGTCTAGTTGCGGGACAAGAACACGAGGAGCCCTGCTAGAGTATAGATTCCCTACTCTTTGCGACAACACACCTGACAATGTCCTCAGGACCCAGTCTGTCGCCCAGTCCAACGGAACTGATATCCAACCTTTGAGAGCTGACGTGTATGTAGCCCCAAGCCCTCTTCCTCAAGGTTGTGTTGCTCCTGCGGCCAGTGCTCGTCAAAGTGAAGGCGTATCTAGCATCCCTTCTTGCTTCACTCTAGTCGCCTCAGCTGTCAATACTGCAACGGACAGGATTGTTTGCCCTTAGGCATACTACCGCGTAACATTCAAACAGGCGTGACGCCTGATTTAACATGGCTGAAGAGAACATGACTCCCGAGACGGAAGTTACTCCGACCGCTCCAACTTCTTCCGCTAGCGAGGAGATGATGCCTCGTTCCGAAGCTGAGAATCTCCTCAAAGCTCTTAAGGCAGAGCGAGATGCGCGTAAGCAGTACGAGCGCGAACTCAAGGAAACAAAAACAAACCTTGAGCGCTTTGCCGAGATTAATCCAGACGAGTATACGAAGCTGCAAGCAGAAGCTGCTGAAGCCGCTCGCATTCAAGCTCAGTTTGGAGAGCAGCGTGAGCTTATCGAGCAGAAGTACTCACGGCAAGCTGAAGAAGCTGCTAGCGAGGCCGCCTCTGCGAAGAAAGCCCTTGCAGAGTATCAGAAGAAGTACGCACTGGAGAAGGTCTTCTTTGCGGCAGGTGGTCGCACGGACTCAGCTGACGGAGTATCATTCTTTGACATGCTTTCACAGCAAGTGGGTGGTAGCTTCCGCCATGAAGCAGATGGTTCTTTGACGGTTGTCGATTCCGGCGGCGACCCTGTTCTTGACCCAGAGTCCGGCAAGCGTATTAACGCCCAGGACTTCATTGCAAGCTACAAGGTTCATCCTATTTATGGTACTTTCTTCAAGGGCGCCAAAGGAGCAGGAGCTGGTATCGGATACGGTGGAACTGACGCAAATGGAATGGTCACAGAGGACATGTCTTCGATGACTTCGGAGCAGTTATTCCAACGTGCTTTTGGTTCTTAATTAGTACTTTTAATATCCCAGCCTCCTTCGGGGGGCTTTTTTAATGCGAATTGTCGGTATAGGTATTCTACTTTTAGAGATACCCAATCATCGGGCACTGAGACGGTGTGCTTTAGGCGGGTGTCAAGTCAAGGGCGCGATGCCTGGAAACTTAAACATCCATCCTTTTCACCTATCTCAAAAAGGTTTTTATTTAAAATGGCACTTACTCTTCTCGAAGCACAAAAGCACGCCAAGACTCCTCAGGAGCTGGCCGTGGTAACTGAGTTGGCAGCTGGTCAGCTTCTTTCCGCACTTCCTTTCCGCACCATCGAAGGCAACGGCCTTTTCTGGAAGCGTGAAGAAACTCTTCCCGACGTGGGATTCCGTAACTACAACGGCGCTCTTGCTGAGAGCTACGCTGAAGTTTCGCAGCAGTCTGAGAGCCTGAAGCTCTTCGGTGGCGACATCAAGGTTGATCGCGCTATCGTTGACATGGAAGGCGCTGAGGCCAAGGCTTATCAGATCCAGAGCCGCGTTCGCGCAATGCGTTTGGCTTGGGAAGCTCTGTTCATCAACGGCGATTCCAACCAGTCTCCTTCTGAGTTCGACGGCCTTGCTGCTCGCATCCAGGCTGACTCTTCACAGTATTTCGCTAACGGCGGCGGCGCTCTTGACCTTGGTGTCATGGACGAAGCTATCGATAACGTTGACGCACAGGGCGGCAAGAAGTACCTGGTCATGTCAAAGTCTGCTCGTCGCGCCTTGAGCCGTCAAGCACGTACCAATACTCAGATCGAAATCGCTCGTAACGAGTTTGGCTATCAGCAGCTTGTCTACGCTGGCGTTCCTGTTCTTGAGCTTGACCGCGACCACAAGAACGTTGCTATTCTTGACAGCGATCCTACCGTCCAGGACATCTACGTTGTTTCCTTCGGTAACGACCACCTCACCGGCATCCAGAACGGTGGCGTGAATGTTCGCGAACTGGGCGAGAGCCACTCACAGCCTCAGCTCATCACGAGAGTTGAATGGTATTGCGGACTTGCTCTGATCAATGGAAGAGCAGCTGCACGTATCGCTAACGTCAACGCTTCTGTTGACCCTGCTTGATCTAGCCTGACAAACTGAATAGAGAACGGGGGCCATCGAGCCCCTTTTCTTATTATTAGGTAATATAGTATGTTAAGACCTCGCTCTGGTAAGGTCTATCAAGTCCTACTTCTCTACACTCTAGGAGTTTAATCATGGCAGCACGTTCAACCGGAATGTTCCCTCGCGAAGGTTTTAACCTTGACGCTGAGTGCGAAATCACCGTAACCCCTACAGCCGCAGCTGTAACCCTGGCTCACGCCAAGACCATCCGTTTGATCGTCATCGGCTTGGCCGGTGGTGACGCAACAATCACCGTTGGCGGCCAGTCCGTCGTGATCGCTGAAGCAACCGACCTCGACCAAAACGGCGTGGGCATCGCTCACATCCGTGGCGCCCTCTGTGACGCTGACAACAACGTGTCCTACGCCCTGAGCGCTGGCACCGTTGGCGGTGTGTTCTTCGAGCTGGTCGACGGCCCTCGTCGGTAGTCACTAGCCCTCTAAACTGAATAGGACTAAGGACCCTGCGGGGTCCTTTTTCATGGCAGCCTATAAGGTACCCCCTTGCAAAGGCTCACATGGCAGACCGTACTTACGGCATCCATCAGTCTCAACCCAGGGATCTAGCTGCTTTGTTTGAGGCAAAAAAGCAGGTCTCTGGACTTGAGGACGATGTTAGACAAATCTACACGCTGGAATCCGTCAGGGACAGAAACACACCAAGGACCCCTTTCGGTGTTGACTTGATCGTCGGCGACCAGGTCGACTACTACGACGAGTTTCTCGCCGACAACCGCATCCGCCGCTATTCTAAAGTTCACCTGTACTTCGTAGCTAATTCAGATGCCGACGGTTTTACGAAGGAGAAAGCATTTAGAGCCCTAGCTAAAATTGGCTACACCGAGATCGAAGGCATTAGTGAAGGCACCACTGGCAGTGAGATGCTCGCGGAGACCAAGGAGCTAGATCAAGGCCAGTATGCGAACATCGTCTCTTATCTGCATGTAGCAGTAAAGGCGGGGCAGCCGCGTTATGTCGGACGCCTGAGCGAGCCTCTAACATCTCAGGGTGGTTACGAATTTACCGGCGGCTTCTCTGACAGTCTCTCCACCAACGTCCTCTACACCCAGGAAATGGCCGACAATGGTCGCTGGCTTCGTTTTGGATTCAGTGAAGCAGCCAGGCAGGTTAAAGATGTCACCTACTTAACCACGGGTACAGACTATGACAACTCTAAGGGGCTTTTCGGTGGTCAGTTCCTGCCTGACGGCGTAGAAAATCTTTTTGATTTCTCCTACAGCAACCCAACAGGATACAGTGCAGCTGTGACGGAGGGAGACTTGCAGTACACTGCTGCAGATGGCTCCTTTGAGATTTCTGATTGCAAACCTGGCGACCTGGTCTTGGTTCGCTTTGACTTCAACGTGGTCCCGCAGTTTGCTAACACCACGATTGAGGTTGGCCTTATCTGGCAGACCCAGAGCAACCTAGGGCTGCCCACCGCAACCTTCCCGCTCACCACTCAGCCCATTTTCTATGGCCAGGGAACGGTTGGTAAGACCTTCCTGAACCGTCCACTGGTTAGCGCCTACATCGCCTCCCATGAGGACGTTAATGCCAAGGCCCTGCTGGCGGTCCGATCCGATAACCCAGTCCAGCTCCAGCCCCTGACCACCCTCTGCGCCATTAACCGCTGATTATTATGTCTATTCGCATTCTTCGCAACACAGACGGAAATTGCATCACCTTCGAGGGGACGAGCAACCCAGTATACTGGAACGCCTGTCTTTCGGCCGAGGTTGATGCCCAGTTTCCCGACAAGGTAAACATTATCAACGATATTTCCACCGCCCAAAGTGGTTCCGTCGTGTATGAGTTTTACCAAATCGAGTACACCGAATTTATTGACGCTGAAAGCAATCCTTTTGCTAGCGCAGCAGATGCCGCCGCGTATATCACGGCACAAGGCAATGTTTCGCTAACCCCTGCTAATCCCACCTATCAGGGCGTCTGGAACGCTGCTAGTAATACTCCTTCCATCGCAAGCGGCTCCCACTCTGGTCTCGCCGGAGATTTCTACATCGTTACAGAGCCTGGCACCACATCCATTGACGGCACAAGCCTTTGGCGTCGCGGCGATCGTATTATTTGGAATGGAGCGACCTGGGACAAAGTGTCGTCCACAACCATTGTGGATGCTAACACCAGAACCGTGCTTCTGAATAGCGATGAGACCGTTTTTGCTGACGGCGAATTCGCTACACCTGACCCTGGCGGTGCTGCTGGCTGGTACTATCGTAACACGGCTGGCAACAAGATTAACTGGTATTTTTACGGCGATACCCCGACCACCGACTACACTCTGGGTGATTTTGGCGGGACCTACTTTGTCATCGACATTAAGACCGTGGGCGCCATGCCCTACTGGACTGTCTACACCAAGCCTACTGGTACTGGTGATGCTTCTTGGTTCAAGTCTCGGCTCAACTACGTTGACGAGGCTGGTTCCGCAGCTCTGGCAGCTGGCAGGTACTTGTTCCACACCGCTGGCTTCGATGTTACTGGCATTGAACCAACACTGCCTCGCCTAACCCTTCCGACTGGTGGACCCACCAATGCAGGCCCACAGGTCGCTGGCGAAGAGCTGTGGCTGATGGCTTTGAGCACCTCCAGCGGTTATCCCGAGGGCACCAACGATTTTACCATTGAGAAGGTCGGCATCAAGCTGGGTGCTTATATCAATGCCTACGACCTGGCGAGTGTTCCTACCCTGCCTCCTTCCTACTCGACGTACTATCGTGGTGCCTTTGCTGGAACCGCTAATTTCCCTGAAACGGGACATCTCGACGAATGGCTGATCGAGACGGGTGAAGACAAGATGTACGTCTGGGACGCCGAAGGCGGCACCTGGGTCAAGACTGGCACCGAGGCCGCAGCTCCTACCTCTGCTGTCAACGACTACCCCTTCCAGTACGTTTATAGCTCCCTCGATGGATCTGGTTACGGCTTCGAAAACGCCTTCCCTGCTAGTAGCTGGCAGAACACCCCTGATGGCAAGCTTCAGGCAACCGGTGGCTCTAGTGACATTCTTGGCCGTCGCGTCAAGTTCGCAACCCTCAAGAATCCCGGCGACGAGGTTACTGTCCAGACCTCGTACCACAGCGGTGCCTACGGCCGTTACACCATCATCGGCCTGACCGCCGGTACCGACGCTGACTCCCTTTCCTGGAAAGTAGCCGGCCAGCCTTCCTCCGGCACTACCTGGATGATGACTGAAGCGGCTGATCGCGATCTGGTCGAGTTCTACACTGCCTACATGGAGCCCTACTGGGGTGGCACCACCTACGGCTACAACCTGACATCCGCCAGGAACTCAACGGGCTATGGTTACACTGGTAACGCTGGCGAACTGCCTATCACGTTCCGCGTCAACGACGATTACCACATCGAGATGTACATCGATGGAACCTACTTCGTCAGGACCCTCAACGTTCCAACGAATGGCGTGGATCTGTACTACACAATCTACGGCAACACGGGTCGCGTATTTGAGCAGCCCACAGGAAACGGCGCTAACTTTGTTGGTGGCACGGCTCCTAACGCAACTGGTGCCAAGTACTACATGAGCGATGCCGCTCCAACTCGTCCAGAGGCTACACTCCTTGCTTCTGGCGGTGGCTTCTCCCTGTATTCCGACACCGAAGCTTCTGGCACTGGCTACAACGTAGAACTGACCTCCAGCGAGGCTGGCGCGGCTCGTTACGCCCGCGTGTTTACCGACTACTCTGGTATGACGCTGTCGGAGCGAGCAGACGCAACCTACCCTATTGTCAAGCAAGACGAAGCTGGATTAAATCGCGTTGAGTACTTGGCTCGTGGATACTTCCACAGTCTTGACCTGAACATTGCGGAGATCCAGGAAAAGATGAACCTTTACGCTGATGCACTGGCTGCGGCCACTGCTGGCTCCGTCGAGGTTTGCCTCGGTGCCTTGCAGTCGTTGACCATCCCTACTCCAGCATCGTCTGGTACTGTTGCTTACGATCCCAACTACGTGTTCCAGGGCTCTAGCTACGACAACAGCTACGAGAACTACTACAGCGGAGATTCGTTCTACGATACCTATGGTATCGACCAGGTTGAGATCAGCTCCAGCTTTATTACGGTTCACTTTAAGGATAGTGCCAGTTTCAACGCTTGGCGCTCCCAGGACCGCACGATAACCCTGGGTTGCACTGATGGCAGCTCCTACAGCTGGGAGGGTGTGCATACACTTGACGCGGCTGCAGAATACAGCGCCAGCTCTCAGTACAACTACATCCACTACCAGCCCTCCACAACCAGCGCCTCTGAGCGCGAGTCCTTGGCAGACAAGGCTGCTAACATCGCTATGACCCCTGTCATCAGCATTGCATTCGACGCGGTTGCTCCAGCTTCCCCCGCAGACGCCTTGGGCGAAACCGCGGTTGTCGCCGAACTGATCACACTATTGCAGACCCACCTGCAGAAGTTCCCACGCTGATGATTTCTTAACCATTGGCAAACTAAGGGGTCTGTATAGGCCCCTTTTTTTTTTATGGCACACCTTAAGAAGCTGCCGACTTACTTCGTCAAGGGCGATAAGCGTCGTGCTGCATACTACACTATTCAAGCAAGAGAGCTTCGTGAAGCTGGTTTTGTTGAAGAAGGTGCAAGGGCTGAAGCTCGCAAGCCAATCGAAAGGCAGCCTGAGATCATCGTCGAGGCTGGTACTACTGCCTACGATTCTACGGATGCCCTGCAAGAACCTCAAGCCGAAAACGGAGACCTTGATGGCATGACAAAAGCTGAGCTTCTTGACTGGGCGCTCGATTTGGGGCATGACCTGAAGAATGCTCTCCCTAAAGCAGAGATTCTCAGCCTCTGTAAAGAGATTGAATTGTCTAATTAGTTACAACCGATGCCCTTTTTCCTAGTGTTTTCGTTTTTCTCAGGGAACTCTAAGGTATAAGAGGGCTAACCGTTTACTAACCAACCATGGAAGTTACCTACACAACCGGCCCTCGATTCATCGATGGTGTCAACATTGATGCGGACGTCAACGCCAGCATTCCCGTTACGATAACTCAACAGGGAATTGCAGATCCTGTTACCGGGATCGGTGGAGTCGGCTACGAACCTGGCCAAAAGAACAGAGATGGAGGTGACCTGTGATGAACGCCCCTATTGCCGCATGTGTCGTTGCAAGCTGTCTGCTCGTCGGTAGCTTGACAGGAGCTGTTGAAAGGTTTGGCGGAGACGCCAGTTACGAAAACTTTGTAAACGACCCCTCTAACTACCACTTAGTAGATGATCTCGGTCGCCCTGTGAGCCAAGAAGCTAAGTAACCTCAGCGTTTCTGATATCACTTCTGGGTCATCCTCTACGATAGCTGCAACATATCCCCATACGTCGTATTCGTTAATAACTGGGCAGGCGACCATGATCCTGCCAGGCATTGCCATTGACTCGGTGTAAGCGCACTCGCCAAAGAGAAAAGGCCCTCCAAGGACTCTCATGTCTGCTGTAATGCTATGGAGCCCTGACTTGCCTGGAAACTGATCAGCTGGCCGCACCCATAATCCTACGAAAGATTGTATCTCTTCCCAGGAAACAAACATAAGCCCATAAGGCCTATTCCTGTAAAAATATTTTTGCATCAGTTCGTATAACTGTTCCTTTACCTCTGGGTGTATACTCATCACCTCTACAGGACTTCTCCTGTCTCTGGGTAGCCCCATTAAGAGTTCAGGCCTTTGCCATATAACGAAGCCAAGCATTAGCGAGCTTATCGCGGTAAGTCCTATGCATACGCGCCAGATCCCTTCCCTCCATGACTTAGGGACCTTAAGATAGGCGGATGCTACCTGAGACTTCCAGTTAACAGCAGGCTTGAACACCTTGGGCTTGTTGTTGTTGTTGTTGTTGAGCATTTTAAGCTGCTACCTATACGATAGTCTACTGAAAATGGCAACCTAAAAAGTCACGACGTAAAATTATGGCCGCCAAGAAGAGGAGCACTGCTAGTTTTTACGCAAGCAATCCCGAAGCTTACAAGAAAAAACTTGCTTACGACAAGAAGCGTAACGCAAAACCTGGTCGCAAAAAGTACCGTGCTGAGCTAGCGAAAGAGCGACGGGCTCGGGGTATCATGGGCAAAGGCGGCCCTGATGTCAGTCATGCAAAGGGTGGAAAATTCAAGTTGGAGAATGCCAGCAAGAACAGGGCTAGGAACGGACACGGTAAGAACGGTCGACTAGCTGAAGGTGGAGCAAAACGGAAGTCTAAGCCAGGCTACAAGCCTCGTTCCAAAAAGAAAAGCTAATGTCACTCTACAAAAACATCAACGCCAAGAAAAAGCGTATCGCTTCTGGCTCCAAAGAAGAAATGCGTAAGCCTGGTGCTAAAGGCGCTCCTAAGGCTTCTGCATTCAAGAAAGCTGCTAAGACAGCTAAAAAGCCCGCTGGCAAAAAGCCCGCTACTAAAAAAGGCGACAAGAAGATGCCTGCTTTCCTTAAAAAGAAAAGGAAGTAGGTATCGGTTGCGGTATACTAAGGGCATGAAACAACTGCCCTCTACCGAGCTTCTCTGGAGCCGCTTTGCTTACAATCCACTGACAGGCGAGCTTCATCACCTGCCACGCAAAGGCGTCAAGGCTGGCGCAGTGGCTGGCTACATAAACCCAGACGGGTACCGCATGGCGGCAATAGACAAGACGAAGTACTTGGCGCACAGACTGGTCTGGAAGTGGGTGACAGGGCGCGACCCAGTTGGCGAAATTGATCACGTTGGACAAGAGGGAGCTTCTACTAAGAGCAATGTGTTTCACGGCCTTCAGGACGTCAGTCATCGTGAAAACTTGCAGAGATCTCTTAAGGCTCGCGGCCTGAACGGCATGGGTGTCACTAGACTTAAGGACGGCAAGTGGCAGGCACAGCCAAGGATTGGAGGCAAGAAGATTTACCTTGGCAGGTTTAGGACTGAAGCCGAAGCGATTGAGGCAGTAAAACTGGCATCCTAGAATAGTTCTCGGGAAGGCCAATGGCGGCAGCCAAGAAGAAAACTGGCAGCATGAAAGGCTGCGGCGTCAAGAACGGCTGCAAGTCTAAGGCTGGAGGGCTTACTGCTAAGGGTCGTAAGCGTATCAACGCCAAAACAGGATCTAACCTGAAGGCTCCAGTTACGGGTCGCGTCAAGCCTGGAAGCAAGGATGCCAAGCGTCGCAAGTCTTTCTGCTCTAGAAGCAGGAGCTGGACTGGTGAGCGTGGTAAAGCTGCTCGCCGTAGATGGAAATGTTGAAGAACAAAGCTACTTGGGCCTTTGGAATGCTTGCCTTTTTGATGGTATTCCATCTTTCATTCCTGGGCCTGGGAGCTGCTGGCTGTAGAACTCTTATCCTTAGGGGTGAGCAAAGCATACCTGAGCAATGCAGTAATAGCACAGGCATACTTCAAAGAGCAGCCGAAACATACATTGCAATCATACTAGCCTTAATGGCTCCAATCAACGGTAAGTAATCATGCCTTTACCACTCTCAACGGCTAGAGCTACAAGCAAAAAGAAAGCCCCCAAGAAGGGAGCTAAGAAATCAACTAAGAAGGGATCTTGTAATTGTTCCAAGGGCAAGAAATAGGAATATACCTCCCACGATAACAGTGCTCCAGCTTCGATGTTTAATTGCGCTTGGAAAAAGAAGCAACTCCCCTACAACAGTGCAACAGGCTCCTTGTAGTACCATTCCTCTGTCAAAGAACAGATAGGTGCCAATAAAACAGATATTGGCTAGGTGGCGCAGGTTATCACGCCAGTCAGTTTGATACTTCATGCGTATGGCCATGACGGGTGGACATCACCTTGCCAGTCGTCTTCATCCAAAGGTGTTTTGGCTACATACTCTCGCAAGGCTTGCTTCATCTCTTCTAGAGTAATTCCTAGCTCGCGAGCCATTAGCAGGACGTTATTCTGGCCCCTGTAAAGGATCTGCACCGCCTGGTGCATTGTCAGTGTAGGTGGAGCTGATGCCAATAGGACCTCCCAGGGGCGTTTCACCCTTTTCTTCTTCCCAGTATATCGGCTTAGTCAGTTCAACAGGGTCAGGGTTCAGCTCTTCAATCTGTCGATCCACTTCGTCCATTGATTGTTTAGTCTTGTAGTCGACCCAGTAAGAAAACCAGTTATCGTAGACCCTGTTAAGCCACGGGTTGTCGCGATAGTACCCATGATCCCAAAGGATCTTGATGATTTCAACTACAAGACCTTGGTAGATCACTTCTTGTCGGTGTGGGAAGCGTGAGGGAAAGCGACGCGAAGCGCCTTGATAATGGCGTCGACCAAGCCGTTGCCAGCCAGAGGCGTAAATGGCAGGATTTCTGATGCAATGAAGAGCGCAAGGCCCAGGATGACGGTTACTTCCACAGTGATTTGAAGAATTCTGCCCTATAATACCTACGTCGGAATCCTAGCTGGAGACAGTGACGCCATGATCCTAAGCTCTGCTGACATCGTAGAAATTCTGAATGACAGCGGGGTCCTTCGTCTATCGCTTTCTGAAGTTCGTATTGTCGACAAGAAGCCTGTCGCTTCAGGAAGGGAAGGGTTTTACGTTTACGTGGAAAGATATCCAACGGTTGACGAGTTCGAGGCGACCTGGAAGATCTGGGTCGAGTCTGACGGATCAGAACCTGACGACCTATTATTCGAGGAGATGCGTCGTCTTTTGCCAGGCTTTAGTTTTAACCTGGGCTTGATCATTGAGGCGACCGTCAAAGAGTTTAAGACCAATAAAACCGAGATTCGCCCAGATACGAAAGAGGCTCCACCTTTAATGCCTCCGACTGGATGGATGGAGTCAATTGAAAGGAGGTTTGAAAGCATTGCGGAGGACATACAAGACAGGATGTTGCTTGTTAACTCAGGCAAGCCTGGCCGAGACGGAGCCCCTGGAAAGACTGGTCCTCAAGGAGCTGCTGGTCGTGACGGAAAAGACTTTCTAGCCACGAATGCCAATCTTGACGACCTCAAAGACGTAGAAGTTGGCTCTGTGCTGCCCCTTGAGAGGGGACAGGTCTTGATGTACGATGGGGTTAGGTGGGCTAATCGCTTTACCCGAGAGACTTCAGTCCTGTCTGGCGGCGGCGGTGGTGGATCAACCACAGTGGTCACAGGCCAAATGGGTTCAACAATCATCTGGCAATACCATGAAGAAACTGGGGAGCCTCATAACCGCAAGTTTCACACGCACGGCGAAGATCAGGCCGATCAAGTTACCCTTTTTCATGTCAGCAAAATCAATGAGGCTGGTAATGACGTAGAGCTGTTGCTTGACGCTCTACTGCCACTAACTGGTCAGCTTTACGTCGCAAGCGAGGATGATCCCTCTCAGGCTCATTTGTACGAGGTGTCGGGCTATGTCGAAACCACCAGCGGGTTTGAGATAAGCGTTAACCACATAGACACACCTGGGCCTGAACCCAGCTTCAACCCCAACCACAACTACAGCTTTTTCTTCCTGCCATCGGCCAGTGTTACTGGTGGTATTCCAGAAGCTCCTCAGGACGGCGGCTACTACGTCCGCCAAAATGGGCAATGGATAAATCTTACGGACGCCCTATACGCCATCGATGACAAGGCGATTGACGGCGGTGATCTTGAGACAGGTATCTCTACTGGCGGTGATACAGTTGTGGACGGTGGCGTTATTACTTAATCGGAATCCTAGTCAGACTTAGGTTTCGCGATGCCAGTTCCCTCTCCTCGTAATAAGATCCTCCCTGTTCGCGGTGACATCGCTACGCTACAGGCAAACATAGCCAGCATCTTGGAGGGGGAGATTTGCTATGCGTTCGATAAGGATCAATATTACCAGAAAGAGAACGGGGTACTAGTCCCTGCTGGTGCTAGCAAGGACCAAGGGGCGCTTGCTGATAGCGCGGTACAGCCTGGGGATAATGTCTCCACGTTGACTAATGATGCTAATTACATCACCTCTGCTGGCGCTCCTGTTCAGTCTGTTGCTGGCAGGACGGGCGACGTAACCCTGGTTAAGGCTGATATTACCGACTTTTCCGACGCTGATTATGCCACTTCAGCACAAGGTACAACTGCTGATAGCGCCATTCAGCCTGGAGACAACGTTAGCGAGCTGGCTAATGACGCAGGCTATATCACAGCGGCTGGGGCTCCTGGTACTGACTTGTCGTACACCTCTTCCACTCGTGTACTGGCTTCGTCAACAGGGGCTGACACCACTCTGCCCGAAGTTGTAGCCTCTGGAGATTCAGGTCTAATTACTGGTGCAGATAAGGCCAAGCTAGATAACATTGAAACAGGCGCTCAGGTCAACACCGTTACCTCAGTAGCTGGTAGGACGGGTGATGTAGTCCTCACCAAGACAGACGTAGGCCTGAACAACGTAGATAATACTTCAGACGCGGACAAGCCCGTGTCGACAGCTCAGCAAGCGGTCTTTGACGTAAAAGCTGATCTTGTTGGCGGTGTTATCCCCACCAGTCAAATTCCTGCCATTGCTATTACCGAGTTTCTGGGGTCTGTCGGGAGCGAAGCAGCCATGCTTGCTCTTGCAGGTCAGCCTGGTGACTGGTGTTTGCGTACAGACAAGGCTGTTGGGTATGTCATCGTTGGAGCTGATCCCAGCCTCGCTTCTAACTGGGAAGCCTTCACAGTCCCTGGTTCTGCTGTTACCAGTATCAACTCCCAGATTGGTGATGTGGTACTAGGTTTCGCTGATGTGGGTGCCGCAAGCGCAGCACAGGGAGCACTTGCTGATAGCGCTGTTCAACCTGGCGATAACGTTTCGGACCTTGTGAATGATGCCGGCTACATCACAGCCGCTCAAGTTCCAGGAGATGCTGTAACTAGTGTCAACACTCAAACCGGCGATGTTGTTTTAGATGCCGATGATGTAGGAGCTGTGCCTGTTACTGGCGGCACATTCAGTGGCAACATCGAGATCGGGACTGGCATCGACCTGAATGCGGACGGCTCTGGCTCATTCCAAAGCACAACCATTCCGCTGTACCTCAATAGAACAGCAGGTGCAAACACTGATCAAATAATTAAAACTGAAAATAACGGCACCAAAGTTTTTAGTGTTTACTTAGACGGCAAGACCTTAATTGGTGGTATTCACCCTACAGCTCCAAACATTGCGTTGAATGCGGACGGTAGTATTAATGCGGCTGGCGACTTATCGCTTGACGGCACAGACGCTACTATCAACCTTGGACCTTCAATAAATGGATCAACTATTCAACACAGCAGTAGCACAGGATATTTAAACATTAATGCTAGAGAGAATTACGGGATTAATTTCTCTGCGGGCACTACCGAGAGAATGGTGCTGGATAATATTGGCAATCTAGATATCGGAGGCACCCTCCCCAGCGCCCCCAACATTACGCTGAAAAATAACGGTGAAATCATTGCAACAGCAGACGCCACAATTAACTCAATAACTGTTGGTCGTGGCAACAGCGACCTTATAAGCAACACAGCTCTCGGTTCAAGTGCCCTTTCCTCTAACACCACTGGAGAAAACAACAGTGCTACCGGACTCTACGCCCTTTCTGGCAACACTGAAGGTGACTACAACACTGCTACCGGAAGCTTTGCCCTTTTAAAAAACACTACTGGAAACAGCAACACTGCTACCGGAGCATACTCCCTCTATAACCACACCACTGGAAACAGCAACACTGCTACCGGATACTACGCCCTTTATAACAACATCACTGGAACCAAAAATGTAGCTATCGGAAATGAAGCTGGCTATTTCATTGAAGGCTCTAACAATACAATTCTTGGTCCTTATAAAGGAGTAGCCGGTGACTCGACCTTAAATAACACCGTCATCATCTCGGCAGGCTCTACTGAGAAACTACGGATTGATTCAACTGGGTCACTGTTGTTCGGCGGATCATTACCTTCCGCCCCCAACATCACGCTGAATGCGAATGGGTCGTCCTTCTTTCTCGGAAATATGGGCATCGGCACCTCTGTACCACAGAGAAGACTTGACGTTGTGTCAGCCCAAACCAACGTCATGAAAGTTGAAAATACCTCAACCAATGATGCAGTAATTGAATATGTAACCCCTGTCGGTACCTCATTCGCAGGTTTCAGTAACAGTGATTTCGTAGTTAGCCCTGGTTTGACCGAACGCCTTCGTGTTAAGTCATCAGGCAACGTCCTCATCGGAGGCACCCTCCCCTCAGCACCCAACATCACGCTGAATGCGGATGGTATTATTAATGCAGGTATTTATGCGTCTACGTCTAATCGGCTTCTCCTGGATGGCGGAAACTCAGGTTCGGGATACATCGACACTGCATTACTCGGTGCCGTTAAGACTCGTATAACCCCTGCTGGAGACTTCTATATTGGCGGTTCCATGGGTGCCCTACCAGGGGGAGAAACGCCGAACATCACGCTGAATGCGGATGGGTGGGCTAATTTCAACAACTATGTTCAAGCTAAGGCTGGATTTAGAGCTAAGCAAGACACTGGCTATTACTTCATTGGGCAAAGCACCAGCAACGTAAATACGTTTTTGGTGGAAAGTGCCGGTAACGTCAAAATTGGCGGAACATTACCTTCCGTCCCGAACATCGAGCTGAATGCTGATGGGTCGGGTACGTTTGCAAACGGTGATGTAAATATTGACAGCTCGGGCAGGCTCTTAGTTGGTACGTCTAGTGGATTTAATTTTACTACTAATTCCGCGACGGGAATCTCTCAGCAACAGCTAGTTGGGTTAGGTACTGACGAAACAGCAAGCTTTGCAATTACTCACTGCAACCAAGGAGGTATCTCTAGAGGTCCAAGTCTTGTTTTGGCCAAAAATAGAAGTGGATCTACGGGCTTGGGTACTGTTCAGGTCGGTGAAAACTTAGGTGAAATTAGTTTCCAAGGATCTACATCTTCTGGATTTGTTCGTAGTGCAGGTATTCGTTGCGAGCAGGACGGTGGCACACCAAGCAGTACATCAATGGCAGGCCGCCTCATATTCTCCACCACGGCGGATGGGTCGTCTTCTCCGAAGAAGCGGATGCAAATCGACAGCTCGGG